TAATCTCAATCTAGCTGCTGCTAACAATTCTACTTCTGGAATCCATTTTGACATTACAATGTCATTTTCCATTTGCTTTCTATCTCCCTTGTAAACTGTCAAAGGATGTTGACCATTTAATTGAGCATAGAACCCATCAGAACCTGGTTTAAACATGTACATTTCAATTACCTTACGGTAGTCAGAAATATGTCTAACTGAATCTGAGTTAATTCTTGAATAAGCTGCTTCATCTGTAACTGAAAAATGAATGTCTGCTCTAGTTTGACCTACATAGTTGTAAAACTTATTCATTTTACCTCCCCATGAGATGTCATTATAAACAGTATCAAATTCTCCAAATTCAGAACCTAAGTGCATCAATCTTTGACCAGGTTGTAAATAATGTTTAGGAACAAACTTACTAGGTGAATCTACACCCAACAATCTGAAGGTATAGACCCATGTTCCTGTTTCTGCGTCATTAAGAATTTCATCGTTTGTAACAAACAAATCAAAATCATCATATTGACTAAATTTGACAGTTGAAGTGTTACCAAATGCTCTACGATTTAATCTCAACTTAAAATTTTGACCATCTATACCAGCTGTATCAGAACCAGATAAATCCTCAACAATGTAAGTTTCTTCCATTGCTTCAGGAGATTCCCATTCATACAAACCAGTAGGACTATCTACTTCAATTCTTTGAGCAGAAAAATCATTAAACATACTTAAGTTATCCAAATAACCATTAGCAATAAATGGAGTAATAACTCCTAACTTATGTGCAGATTGATATTTATTTTGACTAAGTACGTGAGCAACATCTAAGTGCATTTGCTCATTGAATTGTGTGCTGGCTAAAAATACACCACCGTTTAAACTTAATGGTGTAATTGTATTTGTTTGCGACATTTAATTAATTTTAATTATTTGTTATTTATTATTATTGTTATTGTTTAATCTCTTAACTTTAACCCTAATCTATTTTTAGATTCTGGAGAAACTTCTCTACCTACTTTTCTTTGTGCAGATATCTTATGATCTTGTACATATTTTTCAGTTTCTTTTAACTTAACTTCTTTAGCATATGTACTATTGAATTTTTCAGGATCTGTTAAAAGAATCAAAGATTCCATCAATCTTTCTACTGAACCTTTCTCATCATACTTGTGATACATTACTAAAGCTTCTGCACCTGTTAAGTTTACTGTCTTTCCTTTTATAACTACTGGAATCTCATCTTGAACCACACTTCTGTAGAGCCATGTAGCTAATTGTTTATCAACTGGAATAGAACCTACTTTACCTGTATTTAGAATTCCAATTACTTTTTCTTCTAACTTACTTTTAAGTTGTTCTTGTTGCTCTTCAATGATTCTTTGTTCTTCTAATTTAGATTTACTGATTTCAGCAGCTTTAGTATCTAACTTAGGTTTAAGGATTGTAGCTTGTCTAGTTAACTTGTTGCTTTCTTTAAGGTCTGAAATAAGTTCATCAGATTCATCTGCACTTAATCCTTGGATTTTATTCCATTCTTTTAGAATCTTTTCAGCATCTTTCTCTGATTCAGGATTCAAGCTAGTGATGTCTGACTTATAGACCAAAGTTTTATAGAAGTCTGCTACAGAATTATCATCTTGATTATATCTTTCAAACTCTATACCTTTTCTGGTTATTTCTGAAAGACCTCCTAATTCCTTTTTAAAAGCTTCTACAATAGCATTCTCCTTTTCAGTATGTTCTTTAAGTTTCTTTTTCTCTAATCCTTTTCTAACTGAAGACATGAACTCTTTAAACCCAAAAGTTTCAGACTCTAGTTCTTCTTTGATGTCATCTTCACTTAAATCAATTAGTTCATCTTCTAAGTACTCATTTAATTGAGCTACATAATCTACTGAACTACTAGGATCCTCTACTTCAAGAGGTACATCTTCTTTAGGAACATCCTGTAAGAAGTTTTCCATCATCTTTAGTGCTGGGTCATTAGCATCTGCTTTAGCAAATTCACCTCCCATACTTAAAGAACCTTCTTCTTCCTCAATTTCAACTTTTTTGTCTAAATCTTTTTCTAGACCTGTGTTAATTTCTAACGGTTTACCAATATCTGGTATATTAAACGTACTTCCCATAACTTATTTTTTTACGTAACAGTTTAAATATTTTGTTAATAAATTTTTATTATCTGATTTAGATAGTTAATTTTTTATTTATTTGTATTACTTAGGTTTATTCTTATTTTTAGCAGCTTTATCTTTGATTACTAACTCCTTTTCTCTTAAGGCTGCTTCTTTTTCAGCTATCTGAATTCTTCTTAATTCTAGTTGATGATTAAGATTAATTTGATTAGCTTGATTCTCTGATTGTTTATCAGCTAGTTTTTCCTTAATATCTAGTTCTCTAGTCTTAGACAATACATTAGAGTATAGTTCTCTTTGTTTTAAATTAGCCTCTTGTAGATTAAGTATAGCTTCTCTAATATCTGATACATTACCTTCAGCAAACTTTAAAGCATCTATTTGAGTAACTAAGATATCCTTTTCTCTTTCTTTCTCTGCTTGGTCATTATCATTCTGTATCTTTCTTTCTATAGCATCTTGTTCAGCTTGAATCTTTTGTTGTTGCATTTGAGCTTCATGTTCTCTTTGTGCTTGTATTTCTTTTTGCTTCTTTTCTTCAGACTTCTCTAACTTCTTAATTAACTCTGATTTAGATTCTGATTCTAGTACCATAGCTTTTTCTAGAGCATTAGCTCCCATAGTGTTATCAGCTAATACTAATTGTTTGATTGTCTCTACAGTAATAGAGTCTTGGATATCGCTTTTAACATAAAGACCTAAGTCCCATAACATAGTAGGAGAATCATTTAATCTAAAGATAATCCTTTGTTTCTCATTACTAATATAAGTTAGTTCTCTGTATTGTCCTTTCTTAGTTAAGTATTGAGCAATCTCTAACATGGTTTCTCTAACATTACGAATAATATCAGAATGTCTAGCAAATAAATAATGAAGTTGAGTAATAGTAGTTTGTTGTCCTTGAGCTAAAGATTGTGCAGATTGATATGGACTTATGTCACTCATAAATTGAGGATTAATACCCATAGCTTCATAACACTCTCTTTTTATTTCTAATGCTAATTTGGTCTTTTCTAAAATATCTGTAGTTTTACTTAAGTCTACCATTTGACCAAATCCATCTTGGAAGTTTCCTCCATTGATTAGACTTCTGTCAACAGGCATTAAAGATAAGTCTTTAGCAACCACAAAAGCTTTTAATAAATTATTTTCTCCCCATGAACCATCAAAGGATTGTTGAGGAATCATATTCTGATTAAGGATAAGGAACTTACCTATTTCTGTACTTAATATTTGTTCATTTCTATTCCATACATAATCATAGAAATATTGCCAGGATTCACCTTTCTCTACTAAAGAAATGTTTTTATCTGGACCACCATGTACAGGAATCCTAATTCCATATTTTAAGGATTTGGATTTATGTTGAATAGGATTCTTCTCTAACATTAAATAAATACTATTTCTTTCGTTATAGTTATTTATAGGAGAAGAGTAAGAGTTGTCTAGTTTAATACATTTCCATAACTCATTAATAAATGTCCATTCTACATGTTCCCCATCAATTAAGTTTTCTTTAGTTTTATCTTTATACTTATACTTGGGTTTTCTAGTCATTACAAACTTATCATCTACTTCTGTAACAACTAAATCTCCATTATTCATTGTGTAAAGAACACCAATCTTTTTAGGTACTAGAAAATACATTTTAGTAATCCTAATTAACTTCTGATGTCTGTTAACTTGATCATAACCATAATACTCATTACTTAGTTCTCTCATCCTTACCATATTCTGCAAGGATTCTAATTCAGCATTATGTTTACCTTCCCACTCTCCTTGACCATTAATAGCAAATGCAGAGTAATAACGTTGAGCCCATGTTTCTAATACTTTCTTTTGTTCTTCTGTAAATTGATACTTGTTAAGAATAGTAGAAAAGTCCTCGTAAGAAAACCAACCAAACATAGTATATTCAGAAGCATCCTTAGTGTTAGGGGATTTAAGGCTAAAACAATTCTTAGGGTCTAATAGTTCTGGATAGTAATCTAAACCATTTAATTCTACATGGACATAAGGATGATTAGTAGATAAGAGTTCTTTAAAGATTTCTCTTTGTAACTGTTTAAAGTTAAACTTCTCATCTTCTATCTGCATTACAGCATTTCCCCATTCTTCTATCTCTAATCTAAAGGACCTAAAATCATTTATCTTTTTGTCTATCTTTTGAGTAATGTATTCAGAAGGCATTTTAGAATCAGAGAAAAGGGAATTTAAAGAAGAGAACATTTCTGACTTTAGTTCACTTTCCTTTCTTTCTGTTATCTCATTAATGGCTTCTGGATTAACTGCAATTAAATCAAAGTCTAAATATTTTTTGTCTAGTTCTCCTATAATCCTATTGACTACATTAGATACAATAGGAAAAGATTTAAGGTTTAGTTTTTCCTCATCAAACTTTATAGAAGGATCTTTCATCTGGAGGTCATTGATGATTTCCTCTTGAAAAAAGATTTCTTTATTTAAGACTCCATTAGCTAAGTTCTGTAACTGAATAAATCTATTTCTGTTTTCAGCTATTTGACTTTTGCCAATCTGTTCATAATGACGAATTAGTTTTTTTAATTCTAGTTCATCATTTTCAGAATCTAATATCTTTAGGATTCCTGTAGTGGCTTGATATAATGGATTTAATTTACTAGTATCTACAGCTGGCATATTATCGGAATTTGTTATATTTTGTGGTTAATACATTTATCTTGTAATTAGATGAGTTGAATATAGGTAGCTGTACTTGATTACTATGGACCATAGGAGCAGGTTCAGAAAATGAACTCTTCTTATGTATCACTTGTCTTGACTCATATACAGCAGCTGTAAGTAATGCTAAACCAAAAGAAACTATTCTATCGTAGTTACCTTTATTGTTGTAGTTTAACATTTCTTTAATCAACATTTGATCTTTAATCCTTTCAACACCATATACTGGTATTTTAGTTCCATCATCTAGAATTCTTTCACTTAAGACATCAGAAACATAGTCTATAATCTTAGTGTGCATATAATCTTTTACTCTTGATGAAGTACCTCCAGTATTCATACGAACACCATACTCATCACCAATCGCTGAATTAGGTACTAAGTCTTTAAGGATAGGAACCTGACTTCTCTTGAGTAATCTATGTCTATAGTTCTGTTTATCTGCTATCATCCAGTCAATAAAGGAAGATTGGTCAGATTCTACTACCGCAGCAGCATTATAATAATTTAGAAGATCTCTTACTTTACGAAAAGTAACATGAGTATCTTCATTTCTACCTGTGTACCATGCTACTAATTTACCACCTTTTAATTCATTGTTTTCTACATAGAAGTTTTGGAAGATGTGTACAGACATTAAAGATTCCCCTATACCTTGTAAAGATTTAACAGGGTCCACTCCAGCAAAGTATAAATAAGGAGGAGGATTTTCTATTGGAGGTTCTAACATACATATAGCTCCTTCTCTATAAGATTGATTCTTTAAAGGAAAGTCAGTTACTATAGGTTTACTTATTAGTGAGTGAGTTAACTTACCTTCTGAATTTTCTATTATATCTATTGTAATAGGTCTGTATTCATCTAAAGCAAATGATTGTTTACTAAGAATAGCAATAGGAAAGATATTGGTTTCACGAGCTCCATAAAGGTCTTCTAGAGTTTCAGGATATTGTGATTTAAATAAGGCGTAAGAAGCTGGATCTTTCCTAGCTTGGAGCAATCCTGTTTCTAAGATTAATTCTTTTGCTCTAACTACATTAGAGTTTCCGTTATCATCATAGCATCTTTCATATCCTATCACGTTATCTTCAGCATCTTTTATCTCATGTACATAATTCCAGAATACAGGAATAAATAAAGATACAGATTTTTCAGGATTTACTAAATCAGGAACCCCTAAGAAGTCATTTTCATCTGGACTATAAGTAAATTTACGTAAAGGTTCACATTCTTTTAACTCTCCTACTGAACCAGCTACTATAATTAAACCTGTAGTTAATCCACCAATCTGTAAAGTAGGCTTGATAAACTCAAAAGTTTTATCTAAAGTAGAGTTAATACCTGCTTCCTCCATGAATATAAGTGAGCTATTATGTGTTATTTGATAATCATTTACTGTGTACAAGTGATCTTCACACTCAAACCCATAAAAATTATCTGGACCTACTAACTCAATATTTTTTATTTTAGAAATTTTGTCTGCATAAGGATGTTCAACATTAGTATTTCTCAAAGATTGAAAAAACTCAAATAGTCTTTTATTCTTAAATAAAGTTTCAGTTGGAAAATTAAACTCTTCAAGAGACCTAATGTATTGTAAATGTAATCTATGGTTTTCAGTTACATACAAATCTTCAAACTTTTCAAATGAAACTTTATATATATTTCCTACTCCTGTAAAGAGTTGTTTTATCTTCTTAGGTTTACCATCTTTTCCAATTACTAAGTCTGTTAAGGTAATATCTTCTACATTCTTAAATCCTTCTATAGTTAATATTCTAGTTCCTTTTGGATGACATTGCCCTCCAACTCCTCCACTTGGTGAGTTAGCTGTAACAATTCCCTTAATAACATTTTTTCTACCTCTTTCTACTTGTTTGTTACCAATCTTAATCTTAAGTCTAAAATCTAATAACTTGAATTTATCTGAAGCAAATGATCTGGACCAACCAGTATGTTCATTTAGAAAAGATTTATAACCATCTATAAATTCCCATGTACCTTTTAAAGGAGGTTCTTGTTTAGTAATAATCTTGATTGTTTGATTGTTTAAGAGATAAGCATCTCTAACAGCCATAGAAGTTACTTTATAAGATAATCCCCAACGTCTTTTCTTATTAACTAAAGCATGTTTACCTTTTATTAGACACATTTCTACATAGAGGAAAAAGTGTAAATCTGAATCCCAAACTTCTACAAATTCTGATTTTTTCTTAATCATGTCCACAATAGGACAATAGTTCAAATAGAAATAGTAGTAGCCTGGAATAAAGATACCGTCTATAATAACTCCCTTAATACACTTAATAGCTTCTTCAGTCCAAAAAGCATAGAACTTCTTAGAGTTGATTACTTCATCACAATAATGACCTGTCCTTAAATAGTGATTTCTAACCTTACACCACACATCAGTATTCTTAAGATTATACTCCCCAGGTAACTTAAATTGTGATGATATAAACTTAGCATAATCTATTGAAGTAGGGAACTCTCTTACACTCCATGTATCTGTTTGTGAATTATATTCTCTTATCTTCTTCAAGGATGATTACTTTATCTTTTTTAAGATTGCCTAAATTATCTATGTATTCTACTGTTTTAATCTTTAGAGAGTTTATCTCTTTGATTTCATTTTCAGTTTTGATTACACAGACATACCCAATGTAATGTGATTCTAGTTCTTTGATTAATTCTTCAGAGGTCATTTATAGTTTATTTGTTTTACATATTATTAGTGGCTCCAATCCTGTAATTGTATGAGTTACTTTATATGGATCTCCTAATGTTATTGGAGGAAAGTAAGTTGGAGTACAAGGAATAAACGTAGTAGGTTTAGGAAAACCTTTTGTTAACTTCTCTTCTATAACTTTATAAGCTTCTGACTTCTCTACAACTCTAGGTCTTATTTTAAAGTCTTTAATATCTTCATACTCTAGTCTATCTAGAATGTCCATTACAGATTCTAAACTTTCATCTGAATCTATTTCTATAATTTTGTTTTTAAAATCTATTGTCATATTTGTTAAAATTAAAAATACGGAATTAACTTAATAACACCGTATTTTTCTGCAAAGTTTCAAAAAAGTAATTAATTTAATCCATAGAGCCATAATCAAGCTTATCATCCCATGATTCTGACATACCTCTATGTGATTTTAATTCT